AAGTGCTACCAATATAAGATTGTGGGGTTGCACATAACCTTTATATCACGTACAATCAATTATCAAGGAGCTACCCGTGGGCAAAAACATCCGTGGCGGCAAAGAATATGATCGATTACAGACAGCTCTACATGAAAACCGAAAATTAAAGAGGGAAAACGCAGGGTTACGTAAGGCACTGGCCAAGCTCGATTTGGACAGACATGCCTATGTGCGCGATATTGTTGAGGAACACTACGCCCGTGAGGATAGTGAAACTACTACAATGGAGATGCTGGACATGCTCAAATCTGAGTGGAAGTGTAGGGAGTGTAACGAAGGCTTTCTAGAAATTACGGTTTACTCCAAACTTGGCGATAGTTGGTACTTTAGGCAATGTAATAACTGCAAATATCGCACCAAGTCGCAGAAATATAGTCAAAATGTCAAGGGATTGATGAAACAGCAGGAAAAGCCCGAAAAATAATCAATATACCGAGGATTTCATCAATAATTACAGTATGTTGCAAAATTGCTAGATAAATCTAGCAAATTCACTAGTTTAATCTACCATTTTGGGTAGTTCCATCTACCGCCCCGATGTGGTATACTCTCATTATGGAGGTATTAGTGAATTATGTTCAAATTATTCTGTCTGCGGCAAAGACAGCAAAGACTTCAGCTCTTATCCTGCTTGCGATCTGTACCCATGAGAGCAAACTAACCAATATCACAGTGTTCAACGACGGTGGATCGCCCACCTACGGCATCTGCGGTATCAAATACGAGACTGCACAGATGCTTGGCTATGAAGGAAAGCCAGAAGGTCTACTAAATCCAAAAGAAAATGCAAAATGGGCGGCAAATTATCTGCGCTATCAGCAGGTAAGGTATGGCGACTGGTGCAAAGCCGTCGCTGCCTATAACGCTGGCAAGTACAACGAGTCTAAAGTTGCACTTGGATTGCCAAGAAACCTTAAATACGTTCGCAACATACAGAAAGAACTAGGAGAAAATTACAAAAACGTGATATTATGTGACTATGATAAGGAACAAAAGAAACGCACGGTGGAGGAAATCGCCAGGAGAGGTCTCTAGAAACACCTTATTTGGCTCATACCGTTCAGACGCAAGAAGAAGAGGGCATCAATTTTCCATTACTGCCGAGGAATTTTCGGCTATGGTATCCCTCAATTGCCACTATTGTGACATTGCTCCTAAGAAATATAGCGCATATCACAAAACCGATGGCTCGTTTAGGAAAGAGAAAAGTTTACACGCAGACTGGGCAGAGCAACAATGGATATTCGCAAATGGAATTGATAGGGTCGATAATAGCAAGGGATATAGCGACACCAATTGCGTTCCTTGTTGCAGCGAATGCAATCACGCTAAGGGAACAAAGTCATATGGCGAGTTTATCAAGTATTTAGAAAGAATAACATCGTATAGAAAGAAGTTATGCGAAAAATAATGGTTCTAGACTGCGAATTCAACCAACCAAGTAAGAAGACCATTCAGATTGGTGCGGCTGTCTACGACGTTCGCTCAGCGGCCTTGCATGGTACGCTGGATATTTATGTGAATCCAGGCGAACCTATTGAGCCGTACATCACAGATTTGACTGGTATTCGTGATCGTGACGTACAAAATGCGCCCAATATTGTCGAAGCTTGGGCTATGCTCAAAGACTTCCATAAAAAACACAAGGCTTTCCGTAACCCGTTGGTTTGGGGTTCAGGCGTCCGTAACGATAGTCTAGCTCTTTACGAAGAATTTTGTAATGCAGAGATGTTTCGACGAAAAATGCCCGACGCTCCAAGGATCGACTTAGAAGAAAACTTCATGGGCTGGCGCGTTCTAGACGCCAAAACTTTATATGTCAGTTTGCAGTTATTCGAGGATGGCCAGTATGCTGGCGGACTCGCAGATTCAATGAAACGAATGGGCCTGGTATTTGAGGGTGAAAAGCATAGGGCGCTTACCGATGCCAAAAACACCTTCACATTATGGTACAGTCTTACCAGGAAAATGCACGATGGATACAAAGCTAAAAAGTAGCCTAAAAGAGGCCATCGTAATGGCAATCGCGTTGATCGCTATTCTTCTTGCAATGGCTGTCAAAAGCGATGATTTTAGGATCTGTCCAAAGCCATCAGTGGAACTTGGCCCGTAAAGTTAAAATTCAACTTGTACGTTTGCTTCGTGACGATCTGGTGAGATTCTTGAGTGATCTTGCAGTTTGGAATGAATATAATATCTTCGCTAGTCACGCGATCATGCACCCTAAAAGACACATAAGGTGACGCCGCTGAGTCATTGAACAATGGTCTCATCCTTACAGCCTGCAATCCACCACTCATCTTAACGCGCATACCCGTAACTTGACCTTTGATGCTGATTTGATTGCTTGCAATCTCTTGAGGGTATGGCGAATCAATTCCACGAATTTCTACCTCACCGTAGTCAATAGTGAAAGAAATACCCTGAATCTGCTTGTACAGCTTATTGTTTATGTAAACCTGGATGTTAGCGCCGGTTAGGATTACTGGAACTGCCATTATTGATCCTCGCCCCAAATGATTGGGTTCTCTGAATATATGGTTCCCCATTTGCCAAGACCAATATCGTTTGGATAAAGGATCATAAACTGAATGTTGATACCTGTAGCTGCCACGTTAAGGATGAGATCCTGGGCGTATACGCGACCGCTAACCACGTCTGTGATGTAGAAAGGATAGTCCAGACCATCTTGACTGATGATTGGAGGATTGTTCTGTGCTACCAAGAAAACGCTGGTCCCTGGAAGGAACGTGTTTTTGATCGTATAGGCAGGACTAATAAGCAATGTGTCTTTCGATGGCACTGCGATATAAGGAATAGGACCTTCTTGGTCTTGTGTTCCATATCCAAGCACAAAATAACCAATCTGATTGGGGAAACCAACAGAACTACCGACCTGAATAACCCGTGGGTCTGTTCCATCTAGCTTCTGTGACAGAGTAGTATTTACGCTGCTGACGGTAAACGTTTGAGTTTCGTCAAATATATATGGACCTGGCTGATTAGGAATGTCCGAAGTAGGATCGCCACTTGGTCCGCTAGCTACGATGTCTTGTGAGCCGCTGTAGGTGATAGTCAAAACAATTGACGCATCATCAGACTGAATAGCAACGGCGTTGGCCAAATCTTGGTCTAACGAAGTGCCCTGAATAGTACGGCTAGAATTTGGAACAGCAACGAGCCCAGGAATGTTTGCGTTGATCGCAGCTGAAAGGTTTGCTGCGGTGTCGGCAGTTGTAGCTCCAATCACGAAGCTAGAACCGGCAATCAGGAAGTTTGTAGACGTAATAGAGAAAACGTCGCCAGTTAAAGGTTGGGCATTGAACTGAAATCTTCCAACTGGAGGATAGTGCAAGTGTGCAGAACCAATACGACCACGGCGAATAACTTGGGTTTCTGCTGGAATAAAAATCTGAAGCAGATTGGCTTTAGTCTGATAAACAGCTGCATACGAGATACGACTATTCAGACTTTGCTTTACTGGGTCAAAGAATAGAACTGCGGTATCAGTCCCTTGAGTCACGATTCCAGAAGTTCCCAGAGGATTTTCCACTTCAAAGTACGCAACGCCTACGGCACCGCCCACAGAATTAGTGACAGTGTACGTTCCTTCATTTGCTGAAGACGCAAAACCTCCTCCGAAGACGTTTACGTAATCGCCAGAACTGATCTTACCCGTATTTGGATTAGCTCCGCCAGTCCAAGTGAAACGGATGATACCGCCAGGCTGTAACGATAGAGTCCATTGGGTGGACATGTTGCCGCCAGCAGGTGCGATGGCAGGGAATAACAGTTCGTTTTGGGCGCTTCCGCCTTCTACGGTCACGCTAGAAGAGGCTCCGATAGTATCGCTTAAAAGCTCTACGTAGTTACCGTTACCGTCATTCTTGGCGATTGCAGTTCCAGTCTGTCCAGCATTTCTGATGGAAGTGGTGATAGCATCGGCGACTTCTTGCGCCGTTGCAGCTGCGATGTTTTGGAATTCAGCAGTATTGAAGATGATGTTGGACGTGTGATTGCCGTCAAAGTTGACGAGCAGAGTATCGCCATCGGCCAAGTCATATGGGGCGAATGCGCTTGAAGCACTGCTGGCACGAGTAAACTCATCACCAAACATAATTTCGAGCAGATTGTTGATAAGATCTCGAACCTGTTTACGGTTCTTAACCTCAATACCAATTTTGCTAAAAATCTCATCCGACAGACCAACTGCTGGGGGACGAGTGATACCGTACTGAGCTAAACGCTCGTCAAGGTAGGTGCCTGAAGCTGTTGCAATATAAAGCTGATCGTTAACGCCAGCGGCATTATCGACAAGATATGCGGCCATAGAAATGGCTAGCGCATTAAGAATCGCGTCAGTATTTGGACCCTTGAGATAAGGATTCAAATACGAACGTAGTCTTTTATACTGTTCGTTTTGGGTTGTTGGCAGACCCATCTTAAGTTCCTATCTGGCTAACAGAAATATCAATTGTAGGATCGACGATGAACGCTTTTTGTCCAGTGGTCAAAGGAATCAGGTCTAGAGCAGGTCCGTAAGCTGGGAAGCTTACCGCTACAGAGATAATTCCAGGGATTGCCTGTACAACGCTAACGATAGAGCTAATCGAGATGGACACGCCAAGAGGATTAGAACTAATGAGCGAGCTAACAGCGTTACGCACTTGAGCGGCAGTCTGAGCGAAAGGAGTACCAGTTTTGAGGCGGATATCCAGTGCCACTTGAACACGCAGATCAAGAGGTTCACGAACGAAGATGTTAGCACCGGCAGCGCCGATACCAGGATAAGTTTCAGGGTCACGAGGATCGCCGTAGATCAAACGATT